ATGATGGATAACATTTATATTCGTACTGACCCGGCTGGTAACATCAAGCCGGATAAAGAAAAATCCACAGAAAAGATTGACGGTGCCGTAGCCACTATTATGGCTTTGGATCGAGCAATCCGCTGTGGCAACGATAACAGTGCTTCGGTCTATGACAGCCGGGGCATTTTGTTTTTGTAAAGGATGATGAACGGATGATTGAAATCACAATTAACAAAGCAGATGCCGTCGCAGCCAACCTGGAAACGCTGACTAGCGGAATGGTGAATGCTATTTTTCTACGCTTTACCTTTTCGGAGGACTGGTCAACACTATCCAAGGTGGCGGTGTTTACCAATGGTACAACCACCATTGACATACTGGAAGCAGAGTGGGCAACCCAGGATACCTGTGCTGTGCCTCCAGAGATCCTGGCACTGCCGGGTAAAACCGTAAAGGTTGGTCTGCGTGGCTATTCGGAGGATGGCAAAACCATACTTCCTACCACGATGTGCAGTTTGGGGTCTGTTAAGCCGGGACCAGTTGCTGCCAATGACAGTGCGACAGCCCAAAGCCTCCCAGTGTGGGAACAGCTACAGAAGCAAGTTGCCATTCTTAAGCAAGGACGGTCAGCTTGCTATACAACGCTTGAAAAATTGAATAGTTCCACAGCCACTGCGTCTATGGTACGAATTCGGTTACACGGGCTGGAACTGGCAGAGGGTCCTTTTGCTATTCATGTATATCAATGTATGCGTAGGCGGAAACGAGCCACGTATTGGCGACACCCTAGCAATTGGAGCGAAGAGCCCGGGACAGGCGTTTGTAAGCTTGGCTATGGCCAAATTGCGAACCACCTCTATGCTCACGGCGAGAATACTTCAGATGTACCCTATCCGGAAGTTCCGGAGTGGATGCCAAATAACGGCTATCTGCGAACAGAGTTTCCGGTAGCAACGACCCACCTCAAACGAGGCTATTTCGATTTGAATTTGACCACCTGGCTACTGCCTCTGCTGAAGCCGATCAATGAGGCTATGGATTGGACACACTGTGGTTTAATTGGCCTTCAAGACGATGGGACCATTGCTCCGCTGCTGTTCCGGTTTTGCGTTGTTTCCGGAGGCAAAGTAATCGGTGAAGCAAGAAATGTTTTAGCTGTTGGTAAGCGTGGCAGCACACAGCTTGAAGATGGAGATTTAACGCCAGATAAAACCATTAAAAACAGCGCTTTGTATGTATCCATTAGATAAAAAACAGGAGTAGACATGTGGTTGTTGATACCGGCTCCCAAGCCGGTATTTGCATAACGCTGGCCCACCGGGCTAGGGGGTTGCTTACTCCTCAAAATATAAGGAGGTTAACAAATGGGTATCTTTTCTGGCCTGTTCCGTAGTAGGGACAAGCCTCAAAACAGAACTGCAGGTAGTACCTACAGCTTTTTCCTTGGCAGTAGCACTTCCGGAAAGCAGGTCACAGAACGCTCGGCAATGCAGATGACAGCGGTGTATTCCTGTGTGCGTATTCTGGCAGAAGCTGTCGCAGGCTTGCCTTTGCACCTTTACCGCTACACAGAAGATGGTGGCAAGGAGAAGGCCTTGGATCACCCCCTGTACCGCTTGCTCCACGATGAGCCAAATCCGGAAATGAGTTCCTTCGTTTTCCGGGAAACTCTTATGACACATCTTTTGCTGTGGGGCAATGCATACTCCCAAATAATCCGTAACGGCAAGGGCGAGGTTATTGCCTTATATCCGCTGATGCCCAACCGCATGACAGTGGACAGAGACGATGCCGGACACCTTTATTACCAGTACACCACTGTGCCGGAAGACGCTCCCACGATGGAAGGCACAATTGTGGAACTGCAACCGAAAGATGTACTCCATATTCCCGGTCTAGGCTTTGACGGTCTTGTGGGATACAGCCCCATAGCTATGGCGAAAAACTCCATCGGTATGGCGATAGCCTGCGAGGAGTACGGAGCCAAGTTCTTTGCCAATGGTGCTGCCCCCGGTGGAGTCCTGGAACACCCGGGCACAATCAAAGACCCCCAGCGTGTACGGGAAAGTTGGCAGTCTACCTTCGGTGGCACAAGCAACGCCAACAAAATCGCCGTGCTTGAGGAGGGTATGAAATATACCCCCATTTCCATTTCTCCGGAGCAAGCCCAGTTCCTGGAGACCCGCAAGTTCCAAATTAATGAAATTGCTCGAATTTTCCGTGTGCCACCTCATATGGTGGGTGATTTGGAAAAGTCGAGCTTTTCTAATATTGAGCAGCAGTCCCTTGAGTTCGTAAAGTACACCCTTGATCCCTGGGTTATCCGTTGGGAGCAATCCATTCAGCGAGTGCTTCTGACACCGGAGGAAAAAGAGCAGTATTACGTGAAATTCAATCTTGAGGGGCTACTCCGGGGCGACTACCAAAGCCGAATGAACGGCTACGCCATCGCCCGACAAAATGGCTGGATGTCCGCCAACGACATCCGTGAGTTAGAGAATCAAGACCGTATCCCTGCCGAGCAGGGCGGCGATCTCTACCTTATCAACGGCAATATGCTCCCTATGGGCAATGCGGGAGCTTTTGCGAATATTACACCCACAACTGAAGGAAAGGAGAACAACCCCGATGAAGAAGTTTTGGAAGTGGACGAATCAGGCGGAGACCAGTCCGGAGATGACTCCGGAGGCGGAACAGACTCCGGCGGAGAGAACACTGCATCTCAACGGCACCATCGCAGAGGAAAGCTGGTTTGACGATGACGTCACTCCCCAGCTGTTCAAGGATGAGCTGATGGCCGGCACTGGCAACATCACTGTGTGGATTAACAGCCCTGGTGGTGACTGTGTGGCGGCAGCACAAATCTACAATATGCTGATGGATTACCCCGGCAATGTGACCGTTAAGATTGACGGCATCGCTGCCTCTGCCGCTTCGGTCATTGCGATGGCCGGCACCAAGGTGCTGATGTCTCCCGTGTCTATGCTTATGATCCACAACCCCATGACGGTTGCCTTTGGCGACTCTGCGGAAATGCAGAAGGCAATCGAGATGCTGGCTTCCGTGAAGGATTCCATCATCAATGCTTACGAAATCAAGACCGGCCTGTCCCGTGCCAAGCTCAGCCACCTTATGGATGCTGAAACCTGGATGGACGCTAACAAGGCTATGGAACTTGGTTTTGCAGATGGCATTTTAAGTCGCACCGAGACAGAGGCGATGGAAGTTCCTGCAGTTTCTATGCTGTACTCCCAAGCCAATGTCGTCAACTCTCTCAAGGCAAAACTGGCAGCCAAATGCCGGATTGCCCCCAAGCCCCAGGCTAGTGAGCCTACCGAATCCACCCGTACACACAAAGCCGATGACCTTTTGGATCGGCTCAATCTCATCAAAAATTGGAGGTAATTTTACTATGACTATCACTGAACTGCGTGACAAGCGCAACAAGGCATGGGAAGCCGCCAAGGCTTTCGTGGAAACCAAGCGGGATGCTGACGGCCTTATGACCGCCGAGGATGCCGCTACCTACGCTCAGATGGAGCAGAAGGTGCAGAACTACAGCACCGAAATCGACCGTATGGAACGCCAGGAGGCAATCGACCGCCAGATGAATGCTCCTACCAGCACTCCCATCACCGGCAAGCCTGCCACCGCAAAGGTGGATACCAAGCCCGGCCGTGCGGCGGATGCCTACAAGACTTCCTTCTGGAACCAGATGCGTAACAAGACCAGCGTTGAGGTCCGTAACGCCTTGAGTGTCGGCGTCGATGCTGATGGCGGTTACCTGGTGCCCGACACCTTTGAGAAGCAGTTGATTGCTGCCCTCAACGACCAGATGGTTGTCCGTAAGCTGTCCCACACCTTTATCACCGCCTGCGGTGTTCACAAGATCCCTGTGGTCACTTCTCACGGCACTGCCAACTGGGTAGAGGAAGCCGGTGAAATCCCCGAGACCACCGAGACCTTTGGTCAGCAGTACATCGGCGCTCACAAGCTGACCGCCCTCATCAAGATTTCCGAGGAACTGCTCAACGACTCCGCCTTCAACCTGGAGGAGTATTTCCAGAAGGAGTTTACTCGCCGCATTACCAATGCCGAGGAAATCGCATTCCTCACTGGCGACGGCAACGGCAAGCCCACTGGTTTGCTGGACGCGGATACCGGTGCCGAGGTTGGCGTAACTGCCGCTTCCGCTACCGAGATTACCGCCGACGACATCATCAATCTGTACTACAGCCTCCGCGCACCTTACCGGAGCAAGGCTGTGTGGCTGCTGAACGACTCCACCGTCAACGCTCTGCGGCTGCTGAAGGACAAGAACGGCCAGTATCTGTGGCAGCCCTCCCTCAAGGAAGGCACTCCCGATATGCTGATGGGTCGTCCCGTTTACACCTCTACCGCATTCCCCGGTATCGGTGCCGGTCAGAAGGCTGTTGCCTTCGGTGATCTGTCCTACTACTGGATTGGCGACCGTGAGGGCATTACCTTCCGCCGCCTGAACGAACTGTATGCTGCCAAGGGTCAGGTCGGCTTCCTGGCTACCAAGCGTGTGGATGCAAAGCTGATTCTGCCCGAGGCTGTTAAGGTCCTGCAGCTCGGCTCTGCGACCTAAATAAGCGGAGGTGGCGGTGATGAGTGAACTTCTGACAAAGGTCAAGCAAAACTTAATACTGGAACACGAGGCTGACGATCCTCTGCTGGAGAGCTTCATCACCGCTGCCATTGCTTATGCGGAAAGCTATCAGCACATTCCGGAGGGTTACTATTCGGAAAATGCAATGCCGGCCACTACAGAGCAAGCCGTCATAATGCTGGCATCCCACTTTTACGAGTCCCGGGATGGCAGCACAGGCGGCTTCTTTGCGGATAATGTCCAAGCCGGACAGCAGACCTGGAACACAGTCAATCTGCTGCTCCGGTTGGATAGGAACTGGAAGGTGTAGTGATGAGCTTTGGAAAAATGAATGGCTTTGCGGATATTGTTGCCGTAAAGCGGATTAAGGATAGCGAGGGCTTCTCCACAACTGTGGAAGAGACTCTCGCATCTATTCGTGTTTACCGGGAAGGTCGCCACGGAAGTCAGCGTTGGGCTAACCTCGCTGCCTTCTCCGAAGCGACTGACCTTTTCCGTTTCCGGTGTATCCCGGGGCAACCTGTAACCACGGATCATGTCTTGGTCTATGAGGGTGAACGCTATGAAATCACCTCCGTAGAGGACGTCAAAGGTCGTGGGATGTACACAGAGGTATTGGCAAAAAAGGTGGTGGCGACCAGTGGCAAAGGTTGATATCAAATTGCCGGAGGAATTCTTGGAGCGAATGTCCAAGCTAGGTAGTCGCTTCGATGCCATTGCCGAGGCTGTTCTGGAGGCCGGCGGTGAGGTGGTGTTGGCTCGTACCAAGAGCAACCTCTCCGCTGTGGTTGGTAGCGGAACGAAATACGAATCACGCTCCACAGGCGAACTGGAGGGTGCTCTTGGCCTCACACCGGCAAAGGTTGACCGAGACGGCAACCACAACATCAAGTTGGGTTTTGCTGAGCCTCGCCGGGATGGCGGGAGCAACGCCAAGGTGGCCAACATCCTGGAATATGGGAAACACGGACAGCCTGCAAAGCCCTTTCTTAAGCCTGCCAAGAGTGCATCCAAGACTGCCTGCAAAAATGCAATGCTTCAAAAATTGGAAGAGGAGGTCGGCAAGCTATGAGTGTTTTGGCGGACATCCAATCGGCGCTGTCCGGACTGGACATCCCTATGGAAACCGGTGTGTTTACCGATGTTGCACCGGCAAAGTATATCGTGGTGGTGCCAATCGTAGACACCTTTGATCTCCACGCTGACAATACTCCCGGTGCAGAAGTGCAGGAAGCACGGATCTCTCTGTACTGCCAGGGTAGTTACACAAAGGAAAAGAACGCCATTGTGAAAGCACTGCTGGCAGCGGAACTGACCATCACAGAGCGAAGGTACATCGGTTATGAAACGGAAACCGGCTACTATCATTACGCAATTGATGTAGCCCAATGCTATGAAATGGAGGAATGACTATGGCCACAATTGGTCTGGATAAACTGTATTATGCCAAGATTACCGAGGATGAGGAAGGCAATGAAACCTATGCCACCCCGGTGCAGTTGGCAAAGGCAATGACCGCAGACTTGTCTGTGGAGCTTGCCGAAGCAACCCTGTACGCAGACGATGGTGCTGCGGAAATCGTGAAAGAGTTTAAGTCCGGCACTCTGTCTTTGGGTGTGGATGATATTGGTGCCGGTGCTGCTTCTGACCTTACCGGTGCAACCATTGATGCCAATGGCGTCGTGGTAGCCACCGCAGAGGATGGTGGTACTCCCGTTGCTGTGGGCTTCCGTGCCAAGAAGTCCAACGGCAAGTATAAGTATTTTTGGCTGTACCGAGTGGTGTTTGGTATCCCTGCCACCGCCTTGGCTACCAAAGGCGACAGCATCACCTTTAACACCCCCACCATTGAGGGTACAATCCTTCGCCGGAACAAGGTAGATGCCAAGAACCGCCATCCCTGGAAGGTGGAAGCCACCGAAGGCGATGCAGCCGTTACCAACGAAACCATCACCAACTGGTATAAGTCGGTGTACGAGCCGACCTATGCCACCGAGACCACTGAATAAGGAGGAACAGCTCAATGGATGAACGCACTGCAAAAATTGTCGTCGGCGGTGAGGAATACACCCTTCTGCTGACCACCAAAGCCACCAAGGAAATCGCCGGACGCTACGGTGGCTTGGAGAATCTGGGCGATAAGCTGATGAAGTCGGAGAACTTCGAGATGGCTTTGGGTGAAATCGTATGGCTGATTACCCTCCTGGCAAATCAGCCCATCCTGATCCACAACCTCAAGCACCGGGACGCACCCCGGGAACTGCTGACCGAGGATATGGTGGAACTGCTGACAGCCCCGGCTGACCTGGCAACCTACAAGGCTGCTATCACCGAAGCCATGTACAAGGGTACCAAGCGGAATATTGAAAGTGAGGCGGACACAAAAAACGCGGTAGTCGAGTAAGTGACGAGGAGTTATTTACTCGACTTTTATATTACGGCTTAGCCCACCTCCACCTATCTCCGGACGAGGTGGATTTGATGTGCTTCGGCCTTCTTTTGGATTTGTGGGAATGCCATAAGCAATACTCCGGCATCTGCAAGCCCAAACGGGAGCGTTTCATTGACGAAATTATCCCGGACGGCATCTAAAGGAGGTGGTATAGATGGCAGATGAATTTGGATTAAAAATTGGTCTTGAGGGTGAGAAGGAATTTAAGAAATCCATCTCGGAAATCAATCAAACCTTCAAAGTCCTCGGTTCAGAAATGAAACTGGTAAACGCCCAGTTTGATGCCAACGATACCTCCGTGGAAGCCCTTACTGCCCGCCAAGAAGCACTCGGTCGGCAGGTGGATGCACAACGGCAGAAGGTGGAAACCCTCCGTGCTGCTATGCAGAATGCCGCCGAGTCCTTTGGCGAGAATGATCGCCGCACACAGGCTTGGCAGATACAGCTGAATAATGCAGAAGCAGCCCTAATCGGTATGGAGAAGGAGCTGGAGGATAATACCGCAGCCTTGGATCGTGCCGAGAAAGGAATGGACGATGCCGGAGACAGTGCCGATGAGATGGCGGAGGATGTGGAAGATGCCGCCGAAGAGTCCGATGAAGCCAAGAGTAGCTTTGAGGGGCTAGGCTCTGTTTGCAAAGCCACAGCGGCAGCAATGGCGGCGGCTTTCGCTGCTGTTGCTACGGCTGCTGTTGCCGGTGCCAAAGCACTAGTCGAGATGACGACTGCGGGTGCAGCCTACGCAGATACAGTTTTGACGGAGTCCACAGTCACGGGTATCGCCACGGACAAGCTTCAAGAGTATATGTATGCTGCAGAATTGGTCGACGTCTCTACGGACACGCTGACCAAATCTATGGCAAAGCAGATAAAATCAATGAAAGCGGTGCAGGACGGCACAAAGCTTTCTGTTGAGGCGTATGAGAAACTGGGTGTTCAAGTTACTAACACTGATGGTTCTCTACGTGACTCCGATACCGTTTACTGGGAGGTCATCGACGCTCTCGGCAAGGTGGAAAACGAAACCGAGCGAAACGCCCTAGCAATGCAGATCCTCGGCAAATCCGCACAGGAACTGAACCCCTTGATTGAGGCTGGTGCGGAGCGAATGAACGAGCTGGGCGAACAAGCCCACGCAGCCGGATATGTGGTTAGTGGCGATATGCTGTCTGCCTATGGTGCGTTGGACGACCAACTCCAGTATCTGAATGTGGGTGCAACCGCCGCCAAGAACGCCCTAGGTACCGTGCTGTTGCCGGTTCTCACCGACCTTGCCACCGAAGGCAATGCTCTGCTCGGTGAGTTCACCAACGGCATCTTGGATGCCAACGGCGACATCAGCAAGATGAGCGAAGTTATCGGTGAACTTCTCCCGCAAGTGCTGGATATGTTTATGGAGTTCTTGCCGGAACTGATGGAAATTGCCGGTGAAATCGTAGGCTCCTTGGCAAATGCAATCATTGAGAATCTGCCGACTATCATCGACACCGCTTCGCAGATTATCTTCATGCTACTGCAAGGGCTTATAGAGGCACTTCCGCAGATAGCAGAAGGTGCTTTGCAGTTGGTGCTTGCGTTGGTAAATGGTATCCTTGCAAATCTGCCGATGCTCCTCAACGCTGCGTTGCAAGCGGTGGTTACCTTGGCGACGGGTATCGCAGAGGCACTGCCTACTTTGATACCCACTATCATCCAGGTGGTTGTCCAGATCGTGCAAACCCTCATCGAGAATTTGCCGATGATTTTGGATGCCGCCCTTCAGCTGATTACTGGACTGGCACAAGGTGTACTGGATGCCCTTCCGGTGCTGATTGCGGCACTTCCAGAAATCATAATGGGCATCATAAACTTTTTGCTGGATGCCATCCCCCAGATCATCGAAACCGGCATACAGCTGATTACCTCCTTGGTGGCAGCCTTGCCGGAAATTATAACTGCTATTGTGGAGGCAATACCCCAAATTATCGAGGGTATCATCTCGGCAGTTTTGGGGGCCATTCCGCAAATTATCCAGGCTGGTATTGACCTGCTGATTTCCCTTGTCCAGGCACTTCCGCAGATTATTACCACAATCGTGGGAGCAATCCCGGACATTATTACCGGCATCATCAATGCCGTTTTGAATAACATCCCCCTGATCATCCAAGCTGGCATACAGTTGCTGACCTCACTGATTACCAACCTACCTACCATCATCGTGGAAATTGTAAAGGCAATTCCCCAAATCATTACGGGAATCGTCAGTGCCTTGGGCAAGGGCGTCTCCCAGATGGCAGAGGTTGGCGTCAACCTAGTCAAAGGCTTATGGCAAGGCATCCAATCCCTGGCTTCCTGGCTGTGGGACAAGGTGTCCGGCTGGATCTCCTCCATCTGGGATGGTATTTGCGATTTCTTTGGTATCGCATCGCCTTCTAAGGAGATGGGCTGGGTGGGCGAAATGCTGGTGGATGGTCTTGCCGGCTCCATCAGTGCCAACGGCAAAGACGCTGTTAAGGCAGCCGAAGGTATGAGTGCAGACATCACCGATGTTATGCACGGTCTCGCCGAGGATATGGAGACTGCACTGCCTACCGATTTTACTGTTGATGGTAACATTGGTGCTTCTGTAAAGGGTGCAGCAAGTGGCGTCACAGCCCCCACCGGGCTTCAGCTCGTGCTGAACATTGCCACCTTTAACAACTACACAAACGAGGATATTCAGCAGCTGACCAACGAGGTTATGGTCACTGCCGGACAGTTCGCAAAGCGGAAAGGAGTGGTTTTTGCGTGAATTATTTTGAATATAACGGCATCAGTTCTTT